GACACCGTCATGAGCGGCGAGTTCGACTTCACCAAGCTTGGACAGGTCGCTCCCGGGGTACCGACTCCGTGGGAAAGCCTCAATGCAGCCTGCCGCAAGGCAGGCTGGTACTTCGGCGAAAGTGCCATCGTCATGGGCAACCGCGGAACTGGAAAGACGGGCACCATGATCCACGCCGCGTTCACAGCGTTCAAGCACGGCTACAAGCCAGCTTATGCGACCCTCGAAATGACCTACGAAGAGGTGGTCAAGCGCCAGATCCGATGCCTCTGCGGCGACGATGAACCACCCCGCGACACCCTGCGATATGCAGCCTTTCAGGCGGCGGTCGAGCGTGTGCAAGCGATGAACATGCCGATCTACGACCCCCGGCAAATGGTCGGCGGCGACAGGTCCGTGGAAAAGCTCGTCTCTTGGGCCTACGACATCCGGACCACGCATGGCGTGGACATCCTGTTCGTTGACTACGCCCAGAAGCTCGTTTCCAAGCGCAAGTCGGAGGGCAGAACCCGGGAGATGGATTACTGCGCAGACATGATCGACGACCTGACCAAACAAACGGGAATGGCTGCGGTGGTGGGCTCGCAGCGAACCGAGGACCAGAACACAAAAGGCGCCTGGCGGTCCAAGGATTCGATCAAGTGGGAGGACAACGCCGCCCTTGTCGTCCAGCTCCGTAAGCCCAAGGAATCCGACGACGCGAAGATCAACGTGAGTAAGAACCGCAACGGCCGCGAGCCTAACTTCCCTGTGAAATTCATCGGCCCCGAAGTCAAGTACGTCGAGACCGACTACGACCCGTTCGCCGACGAGTGACCCAACCCAACAACGCCCCGATACCCATGGAAGGAACCAAGCAATGATTCAGGTACCCAGCGAAGTCGTAAACCTCTTCATCGGCGTTTGGGCGGAGACCTGGCGTGGCCGCCTGGACACCGATCCACTGCCAATCAAAGATTCCCGGAAAGCGGCTTTGGAGCGCCAAAACATCGAGAAGCCGATCATGCGGACTGAAGACTGGGGAACGATCATCGAGGCATCCGCCGGCTATGAGGAGCGCTCACTCCTGGTTCCCTACTCTGGGCCACGCGCTCACATCGGCCACCGGATCATTGACGATCCTGATCCCCGGCTATTCTTGTTCCTGACGGTGGAAGAGGCAGTGCTTTCTCTCCACCCAGCGGCGAGGGCACTGGCCGACCACACTTGGATCTACCGCCGGGGCGATCGTGAGTTCCACTTCGAGGCTAAAGAGGGGCAGAGGAACCCTGTTCCCAAGGGGAGGTCCAAGGTCGATTGGTGCAAAAAGGTCAGGGCCCGATGGGTGCGGCCGCGGATCGGGGAGGCGATCGGATCTCATGCGCCGGAGAACATTGTCGAAAAATCGCTGTGGGATATTGGACTGCTCAAGAAATGACCCTTGGTGCCACAATTTTCAGAGAATTTTCAGGTTCAAAATGGGACTTTTTGAGGTTTTCAGTTTGTCATCGCAGGTTCAAGTGTGCTATCTTTCCCGCAACGCTTATTGCGCCTGCACGAAGCCTCAGAGCCGTTGGTTCTGGGGCTTTTCTGTTGATCAGGAAGCCAGACGCGCCTAGCGTCACCCGTGCCTGCTCAAAACCTGCACATGCGGCGGTTGTTGGTTGCAGCCGCCGCCTCTTTCCTTTGTGAAGCTATGGACCCCAAGATCGTTGACCTGAGCCACCACCAGCCCGACGTGCAGTTCGGCGAGCTGAAGGCATCAGGCATTGAGGCGGTGATCCTCAAGGCGACCCAGGGCACGTACCGGGTGGATCCCAAGTTCACGGAGTATGTGACCCGCGCCAGGTCCAAGGGTCTGGAGGTGGGCGCCTACCACTTCATGACCGGCGAGGATGCCAAGGCGCAGCTCGAGTTCTTCCTCGCCACGGTTGAGCCCTACCGCAGATCGGCGCGCATGGTGCTTTGCCTGGACTATGAGCACAACCCCAATGCCGGCGGGCAGCCGACACCCGCGATCCTGGCCGCCATGGTCCAGGGCATGGTGAAGAGGCTCGGGCGCCACCCCGTGCTGTACGGGTCAGACGCGGCGATCAACGCCCTGCTCAAGAAGCGCGGCACCAGCAGCTTTGTCCGGACATGCCGGCGCTGGATCGCCCGGTACAACGACGATCCGCCGGTTACCGACAGAGTTGACATCTGGCAGTACACCCAAGAGGGCCAGATCAAGGGTGTCAAGGGGAATGTGGACCTGAACCGGATGGTGAGCCAGGACTACCCGACGGTTGAGGCATTCTGGCGGCGGTTTGAGATTTAGCCATGATGACACTGACGGAATACCGAGAGAAAATGGGCACCATCGCCGACCTTTACAAGGCCGGCGAGATCAAGTTCGAGGACTCAGACCTCACCTATGCGGCGATGGCAAGATGCCCATGTGGTGCAGGTTTAGCGCACGTCAAGAACCCCAGGAATCTCGGAATGGAGTTTTGGGATTGCTCGGCCTGCCTCAAAGGTGAAGCTATCCCGAAGGGCCAAGAGGGTTCTGTTGAACACACAGCCCTGAGGCCCTTCGTCTTTTGGGAGATCAAGAGCGAGAACCAGCCGTCTGCTGCCGGGATGACTACAAGACCTAAGGCTCAGACCCGATGACCGTAAAACGAGAGCTGACTGAGAGCGAGATTCAGCAGGTCAAGCTGGCGTGCATGAAGGCAAAACAAGACGTAGCGGAGTGGAGAAGAAGGACCCGCCCGAGCACAGAGCAGATGCGGCAACCGGTTTCCCACATCAGAGACCTTCGACCACGAACCTAGAAAAGAATTTGGCCTAGTCCGAGGATCCGGAATTGCGCGCAGCGGGATGCTGGTGCTACAGCTGGAACCAGTCTTTCGGTAAAGCGCCGAATGGTAGCTGGCGATCCCCGTCAGCCTCTGGAGTGCCGCGTCCGCAAAGAAGACGGCAAAGTAGGGCGGCCCCACCCGAGAGGAAGGCCGCCCACCCTAACGAGTTCGCCGGTCCATCGGTTCAGTACCCAGAGCTGATAACCGGCAACACAAACCCAGCGGGGCGGATAACGGTTGGATGCTCCGAGTCCAAAGGGCTGTGACAAGGCCAGCCACGGACACCAACCGCCGCGAAAACAGGGGCCCCTGACCCGCCGGCCAATTTCAGGCCAGAGAGCCTGGAGAAACCAAACCATCAAGGCAGACGCTGACTTAGCCCGCCGCTTAGTAACGGGGCGGCGGGCTCTTTTTCCCATGAGCATCATTCCCAAGTCCAGGCCGAAACTGCCGTCGATCGATGTGCGCAAGATCGCTCAGGCTAAGGATGTGCATATCCCAGTGGATGGCCCGGTTGCCGTTCTGGCGATCCGGGATTACTACCGCGACTCCATGGGAACCGAGCGGAATGAGTACAACGATGCGGCTTGGATCATCCTCCACGATCGATGTCTCCCCTTCAACTTCTCCACCGATCCGAGCGCATGGCGCCGTGGCATGGCCACCCTCCAACCCGGCGTATGGCGGATGATCGCCGGCAAGCATAAGGTCGCCTCACCATCCGGATACCCCGCCTTCCGGCAGTACGGCAATGTGACCGTCTACCGGGATAACGAGAAGGACGATACCGGCTATTTCGGGATCAACCTCCACCGCGGGGGCTTCAACGGGACCAGCAGCGAGGGATGCCAGACCGTTCCACCCCTTCAGTGGGATGAGTTCAGGCGGGCGATCTACAGCGCTCTGGGCACCGATGACGCCAGGGTGATGAGGCAGCCACAGGGCGTTCCAGGCAAGGCCTTTGACTACATCTTGGTCACCAGGGCTGAGGCGGAGAAGATCCTTGGGAGGAAGCTGTAGCCGATGGAACCAAACGCCACCACCGAGATACTCAAGGTCGCCTCGGGATTCGGCCTCGTCGGAACCGTGGCGGTGATCCTTGGATTCAAATTCCTGAAAGATGGAAACAAGCGAGAGGAGCGGGCCCAGCAGATCGCCGACGAGGATCGAAAGTGGATCCGCGATGTCGGGGAGAAGCAGATGGTCCTTATGGCGAGCATGGTTGATACCATCAAGACAGCTGGGGACACGATGAAAGCCGTCTCTGAGACAAACACCAAGCTTGTGGTGATCTTGGAGAGCAAGAAGTGAGCCTGATGGAGGTACTGGAGCGCGAGTTTGTCAGGCCAAAGGCGGACACAGCCGTTCATCCCGATCAGCCCATCATGGAGTCCAACGAAAGGGCTCCTATGCTGACTCACCATCAGAGCAACGTTGTTAGGCTGGTCCTCTGGCTCACGTTAGCCGTGGCCGCAGCCTTTGCAATCCAGGTCATCTTCTAAGACCCGACCTGGTTCACACCCCTACGCCGCCTAGCGCGGCTTCGCAGATAGGGACGCCCGCCAACCCAATGACCACCACCGTCGCCAATCCGGCGAGCGATCCCGTTCCAGTCGCCGACACCAAGAGCGACTGACAAAACCCTGTGCATTTCACGCACTAACTCAGGTTCACCACGAACCTGGCATTAAAGGAGACAAAACTGATGGATTTGAAACTGCAAGTGTATCGTGACGACCGCGAGGTCCCCGGCACCGTCGATTGGGACCAGCGAAGGAGCGAAGGCGAGTTCCGAGGCGCCCAGGAGGGCATGCACGTCAAGACCCTCGGAGAGATCCGCGTCGATGACGCAACCGCCGCCCTGCTCACGGATCCGGACAAGCTGGCTGACTTCATTCAGGAAGGTGACTGCGTGATGGATGTAATCACCCGGGCGCTGGCCGGCTTCAAGCCCGGCGATTCCCTCCCCCTTCCAACCGGCGCGGCCTTACCCTGGAACAGGGTAGGGATCCTCGCCTACGACAACGACTAGGAGGGCCTATGCGCAGCTTCACCCAGTATGTGGATTCCGTAACCGGCGAGTTCTGCACGAAAGCGTACGCACTTCGGAATCCAAGCACTACCCAGAGCAGGCTCCGGGAGGTTAAGCCCAAGGAAGATCCCCACAAGGCGGTTCTGAGCCACATCGTGGACGGCATCAACCGGGCTAAGGCTGAGGATATCGATGAATGGGTGGTGGACGGGATTGAAGCCCTTCTCCACTGCGGACAGAAGCGCCAAGAAGCCCTCTTTGGGGGCTAGATGGCGGAGTATCCCAACCAAGACAAGCGCTGGCCATCCAAGGCCCACTTCGAGCAGATACTCACCGTTGGCAAGGGCAAAGGCTCAGCAAGGTGTCAGTGCTGGAAGTCGGACCGTAGTCAGCAGTGCGGTAAGCCGGCGATGCCGCCTTACAAGGCTTGCGACAAGCACGGCGCCAAAGGTGCCCAGGCCAATGAGAACTTCCACCAGCGCAAGCAGTTCCTGGACATCCTTGGTGATGCCGAGACCGTCCGGGAGCTGATCAGCAAGCTTCATGAGATCGCCCTCAAGGGCAACCTCGAAGCCATCAAGTACATCCTCGACCAGCTCTATGGCACAGCGAAGGCGACGATTGTCAATGAGATCGCCGATCGTGACCTCTTTGCCCGCATGGTCAGAGCGACGGCCCAACACCTCACGGGCCAAGCGTTCGAAGAATGGTTGAAAGACCTCGAGAGCGAGATGAACGGCGACTCCGGGTCGACCAAGCTGTAGCCTACGCAAGGGACATCGCCAAACAGGTTTGGGATGAAGACAGGAGGCTAGCCGACCAGGCGCAGGCCCTGTCGCTGGACCATATCTCATGGCTCACTCGGAAGTTCCCGGGAGCGGTCAGTAAGCCGTTCGGCGATCACCACCTCGAGTACTGGGAACACATCGAATCGATCAAGGCGGGAGTCAAGCCCAAGGCTTACTTCATGCCGTGGGCTCGTGGCGGCGCTAAGTCCAAGTCGATGGAGCTCGGCGTTGTCCGGCTTGGCCATAAAGGGGTTCGCAAGTTTTGCCTTTACGTTTGCGGGACGCAGATCCAAGCCAACCTTCACGTCCAGGCGATAGCCAAGCACTTCGAAGACCTCGGCGTTGAGAAGGCGGTCAACAAATATGGCCGTGATCGAGGTTGGTCAGCATCCAAGCTGATCACATCGATCGGATTCTCGGTAATCGGGATCGGACTGGACACCGCAGCTCGTGGATTCCGTGTTGATGACGACAGACCCGACATTATCGTCTTCGACGACATCGATGCTGAATCAGATTCCCCATCGGTTGTTGAAGGCAAAGAAGAAGCAATCAAATCAGCATTGCTCCCCGCAGGGTCAACAGAAACAGCCGTCTTCTTTTGCCAGAACTTAATCCACGATGGCGGGGTGCTCAACCGCCTAATCACCGGTCGAAGCAAGTACCTACTCGATCGTGTGCCGCCAAAAATCGTGCCCGCTGCGACTGGGCTTAAGGTCGACACCTACACAGATGAAGACGGGAGCACCAAGTACAAGGTCCTCGATGCGACGCCTACTTGGGCGGGGCAGGATAAGGAGACAATTGAAGCCCAGATCAATGAGATCGGGCTCGAGACCTTTCTTCGGGAAGCACAGCATGAAGTCGAGGGCGTTTCCGGACTCTTCTTCGAGCACACGAAGGTCAAGTATGTTGATGCGCTTCCGAAGCTCCCGGCCGGGCAGAAGTGGAAGTTCATCAGGGCTTGGGACTTCGCCGCAACGCTAGGTGCCGGCGACTACACGGTGGGTGTCCTGATCGCCCTCCACCCGAACCGCAGATCAATCTACATCCTGGATGTGATCCGCCATCAGTACGATCCCGGGCGAGCGGAGCAGCTCCTCCTCAGAACCACGCAACGCGACAAGAAGGGAGAGGTCTGGTCGAACGACAGAGTTGACAAGCGCGGCAACGTCTTGGCGGCTGGGGAGAAGTTATTCAACTTTGACGGCTGCACCAATGTGCGTCTTCCCGAGGATCCTGCGGCTGCGGCCAAGTATCAGGTAGCTGCGTTCAAGAAGCTGCTCGAGCCTGTCGGAGTCACGCTCACGATTAAGCCGGTTGTCGGAAAGAAGGCGGTTCGTGAGAAGGGTTTGGCGGAGACGACTAACCGCGGCGACACCTATTTTGTCAAAGGGGACTGGAACCACGCAGCGAGCGAGGAGATGCGTCTCTTCCGAGAAGACGAGAAGCACGAGCACGACGATATCTGCGACGCGATGGCGGACGGCCATAACGAACTAGTTCCGAAGGCAGAAAAGAAGACCGCGCAGAGTCGGCAAGGCTAACAAATGGCAACGAAATCCGATCTCCAGCGCGCTTTCGAGGCCTTGAGGCAGAAGCAGGTCCCGTACAACCGGTTTTGGCTTTACTACGACGGCGATCAGCCACTCATCTACAACTCAAACCGGCTGAAGGAGCTCTTCGACAAGATCACCGCCAGGTTCACCATGAACTGGTGCGCGGTGGTTGTGGACTCGGTCACTGAACGGATCGACCTTAAAGGTTTCACGATCGAGGGTGACGAGACGGCCACCGAAGCAGTTGAGAGGCTCTGGCTTCGCACCGAGATGAACCTCGACTCGGACGATGCCCACAAAGCTGCCATCGTGACTGGCGAGGCGTTCGTGATCGCCCAAAAGGTCGATGAGGAGGTCCAGGCCTTCTATAACGATCCACGTCTGTGCGTCATCTTCTACGATCCGGAGAACCCACGCAAGAAGCAGTTCGCCGCCAAGTGGTGGAATGACGAGCAGGCCGACAGGATCCGCCTGACGCTCTACTACCCGGACCGGTTCGAGTACTACGTCAGCACCAAGACCTGCAAGAGCGTGGACTCTTGGAAGCATTTCATTGCCGCCGAGACGCCGCAAGAAGCCAACCCGACAGGCGAGATACCTGTCTTCCACCTGCGAAGGGAACGCCGGCGGATCAGTAGCGAGCTCGACTCAGTCTTGGTGATCCAAGATGCGATCAACAAGCTGTTCGCCGACATGATGGTCCAAGCGGAGTTCAGCGCATTCAAGCAGCGGTTCATCATCAGCAACGCTGATACGAGCCAGCTCAAGAACGCTCCTAACGAGGTTTGGGAAATCCCGCAGACTGGGAAGGATGATCACCATCCGGTTCAGGTAGGACAGTTTGAGGCTGACGAACTCTCCAACTTCCACGAGACCATCGACAAGCTAGCCACCACCATCGCGATCATCACCCGGACTCCCAAGCACTACGTGATGAAGCAGGTGGGGGATCCAAGTGGCGAAGCCCTCATCACGATGGAATCGCCCCTGGTCAAGAAGTGCTACTCGTACATTGAGCGATTCTCCCCCGTTTGGGCTGATCTGGTTCGCTACATGACGAAGCTCGCTGGCGTCGAGATCGCCATCGAGAAGATCACGCCGATTTACGAGAAGTGCGAAACCGTTCAACCCAAAACTCAAGCTGAGATCCGCCAGACCAACGTAAACGCCGGCATCCCACTCAAGACCCAACTCCGTGATGAGGGGTGGTCCGAGAAGCAGCTCGATGAGTTGGAGCAGGATCGCTCTGAGGAGCAGAAGTCCAGGATGAATGAGAAGGCGCAAACTACCGAGCTCGCCCTGAAGGCATTTGACCGCGGCGGTCCAGTTGAGTAGCTCTCAGCCCTCTCCAGACAAGACCACGGGCGAAGATTGGACTGAGTGGGATTCAGGCGAAGACCGCCGGCCGCACGATGCCTACCATTTACGAAGCGGCAAAGTCGTTCCGCAGGGAGCTGCTCGAACACGACGCGAGACTGGCAGGTCAACTTGTTGCGGCATACGGCACTGCGTATAGCCGAATCACCTTCGCCCTCCAGGAGCTGCAAGCCAAGATGGCTGCGGCCACGGCGCGTGGGGAGACGATCACCGCATCATGGCTGGCCAGACAGAGCCGACTGGAATCGTTCCAAAACCAGGTCTCACTCGCGATCATCGAGTTCTCCAACTACGCTGATCGGTCGATCCTAAACGGGCAGACAAGAGCGGTCCAGGATGCCGAGCGGCACGCCTTCGCTCTGATGCGGATGGGCGCCGAGCGTTCGCGAGAGATCAGTTCAGCGGTCCAGTTCAACCGCGCTCCGATCGAGGCTCTTCAAAAGCTCGTCGGATACCTGGCGGATGGCTCTCCACTGCGGAGCCTGTTCGCTCAGAACGGCGCTTTTGCTGCCCACGCAGCCGAAGAGGCGATGATCGCCGGGATCACCCTCGGCTGGAATCCCGATCGCACTGCCAGAGAGCTCCGGGACGCCCTTGAGATCACCAAGGTTCAAGCCAGGACAAGAGCCCGGACCGAGACCCTAAGGGCATACCGCGGATCTACAACCGAGACCTTAAAGGCCAACTCCGATGTGGTGGAAGGCTACATCTGGGTCGCCTCACTCGGCATCCGGACGTGCCCAGTCTGTTGGGCTCTGCACGGAACGTTTCACGAGTCGAACGAAGAGTTCGCGACCCATCCAAACTGCCGGTGCACGCAGGTGCCTGCAATCCGAGGTGCACATCCGGAGATCAGATCCGGAAAGGATGCCTTTGCGGCGCTTACGCCAGAGCAGCAGCGAGAGGTCCTTGGCCCACGAGCATTTCAAGCCTATCGGGCGGGCACGATCCAGCTATCCGACCTCATTGAGGAGACGAATAGCACCCGCTGGGGGCGTGGGCGCCGGTTGAGATCAGCAGCATCACTGAACCTGCCGCCAGTCCACCACCAAGCCCAACAAGTAGCGGCGCCACCAGAACCGCCAAAGCCTCCAAGAAAGAAGACAGCAAAGGCGAAGGATCCGGACGAACGGGACAAGCAGACCCAGGAGCTTTACGCTGGCAAGATCACCTCTACCTTCGGCTCTCCATTGGCGAGGGAGACCGCAAAGACGATCTTCGGCAAGCGCGTTACCGCCAAGCAGGTGGCTACCATCGTGGGAGCACCTGGCGGATCGGATGTTCGCATCGTAGGCTACGGATCGTCCCTGACTGTCGAAGTGCGGAACTCTGCACTTGGGCTGAGCATGACGCGTCTATTCAGCCGCGATGCAGCTGGTGCGAAGGTCTATCACAGCTACTTCAGGTTGGCCAGCGGGCCAAGCGGTTCCGGATCGCGCATCTTTGGAACGGCCGTGAAAGAGTACGTGAAACTCGGTCTCACGCAGATCGATGTGGATGCGGCGGGCGATCCGCTTTCAACCAGCTACAACGGCTACTACACCTGGGCCAGGTTCGGATACAGCGCACAGTTCACTCCAAGGATTCTAGGGAAACTTGGACTGGGCGGCTTCGTTGCAACCAATCACCACGAGCTCTTCATCAAGTACGGCGAGCTTGGCGCACAATGGTGGAAGGCCAACGGTGAAGGTGGCCACATGGTCTTTGATCTCGCTGATGGCTCACTTAGCCGGATGCGTCTGGATGACTACCTTCGCCACAACGGGATTAACGTCGGGAAATGAGACAAAAGCCAGACAGCGAACTGAAAGAGGAGATGCCGCTCAAAGACGCGGACACCTCTACGGTGGATGCTGAAGCTGCGGAGCAACGCCGCCGACTGGGGATCCCGGATCCCGAACCACCTACTTGGAAACCCGAGAAGGACAAATAGAAACGCCCCTGGTCCGAGAACCAAGGGCTGTCCGTTCGACACCACTCTCCGCAGGGATGGTGATCAAGCCACCTTACGGTACATGCGCCTGCACATGGAAACTGCCGGCGACGTAGTCCAGGTTTCCTTCTGGGAACGACCTGATCAGGATACCCCCTGATCCAACACAACACGATTTTAGAGCCCGCTCTCCATTTCAGGAGGCGGGCTTTTTGGTTTGGGCGAGACGCCCTGATCACACGGCGGGAGGCCGACTCATCACATGAACACACGAACAGGAATTGGCGCACTAGGCATCTGCTTTGCTCCGAACGATGGTGCTGGCTCTGGGGGATCCGGAGGCGGTGCAGGCGGCGGAGATGGAAGCGGTGCAGGCGCTGGGGCTGGACAAGGCGGAAATGGTGGAGCCGGCAATGGCTCAGGAAATGGCGGGGGCGCCGGCGCGGGAAGCGGCGGAGGCTCGGGAGCCGGGAATGGATCAGGTGGGGGACAAGGTGCGGGAGGCACCACGCCAACCTGGGAGGAGTTCCACGGATCGCTGAACGACCACCAAAAGGGGTTAGTCGAGACGCACACCAAAGGTTTGAAGACCGCCCTTGACTCGGAGAGAGACGGAAAGAAGGACCTCGAAAAACAGCTTCGTGAACTAGCCGGCAAGGCTGAGAAAGGGAGCGAATTCGAGAAGCAACTGACCGAGACCGCTGACAAGCTGGCCACCGAGGAGAAGAAGAGCGCCTTCTACGAGGCCGCTCACGCTGGCGGGGTGAAGAACCTCAAGCTCGCATGGACGGTCGCCGTGACGGATGACCTCTTCAAGCGGGACGGCTCTCCGGATATCGAGGCCATCAAGAAGGACTACCCCGAACTGTTCGCATCGACGAATTCCAATGCCAACGCAGGAGCTGGCGCCGGCGCAGGCCAAGGCGCAGGCAATGGCCAGGCAGATATGAACGCCCTCATCCGACAAGCGGCAGGGCGACCCTAACAGGAGATTCACGTGCCAAATTTCAACAGTGCCATCGATAGAAGTGGCGCACAAGCTCTGATGCCCGAGGAAGTGACTCGGGAGATCATTCAATCTGTTCCGGAAGGCTCGGCCGTCATGGCTCTTGCGACAAAGCTTCCGAACATGTCGCGCAAGCAGCAGCGCATGCCGGTTCTATCTATGCTGCCCGACGCCTACTTCGTAACAGGCGACACCGGGCTCAAACAGAGCACCCAGCAGGCCTGGAGCAACAAGTACCTCGATGCAGAAGAGATCGCGGTCATTGTCCCCATCCCTGAAGCCGTCCTCGACGATGCCGATTACGACATCTGGGGGGAGGTCAAGCCGAAGGTCGGCGAAGCCATCGGGCGTAAGTTCGACCGCGCCGTTCTCTTCGGTGAGGATGCCCCCACCGCCTGGCCAGACGACATCAAGACCGCGGCGATCGCTGCAGGCAACTCAGTGGACTATTCCACGATCACAACTGCCGGCGGCGACCTCTTCGACGCGATCCTTGGTGAAGACGGAACCATCGGCAAGATTGAGGAAGACGGCTATCTAGCTACTGGCCACATTGCCGCACTCACGCTTCGCCGGCGCCTTCGCGGGTTGCGAGATGCCAATGGCCAACCGCTCTTCATGCGGTCCCTGGCCGGTGGTGGGCAGAACATGCAGTCGCCGACGAACTATGAGTTCGACGGCAACCCGATTGTCTTCCCCAAGAACGGCGGCATCGATCCGGCGGAGATCCTGGACGTGGTAGGCGACTGGCGACAGCTGGTCTTCTCGATCCGGCAGGACATCACCTACAAGATCTTGGATCAGGCTGTGATTCAGGATGGCGCCGGCAACATCATCTGGAACCTGGCCCAGCAGGACATGGTCGCTCTTCGCGCCGTGATCCGAATCGCCTGGCAGGTACCGAACCCCATCAACCGGGTTCAGGAGACCGAAGCCAGCCGGTACCCGTTCGCCGTCCTCGTGCCCTAACCAGGCCACTGACCAATTCACTTATAAGGAGAACAAGAAAGTGGCTGAACAAAACGGCACCTTCGTCATTGCTCTTACCGCGGGCGACGGCTCGGGCGTCATCGTGTCCGAGGCTAACCCAGAGGATCGCGATCTTTACATCACCCGTGTGATTGTCGAGATCGAGACTCAGTCGGCCGGCGCGAGCACCCTCGATATCGGTGTTGCGGCTGACGCGACGACCAGTAACGACACGCTGATCGATGGCCTGTCGGGAGCAACCGCCGGCATCTTCTGCAACGGCAAGGATCCGGGATCCAACGGCAAGCTCGGCAAGAAGTGGGGCTCTTCGGAGTTCTTCAACGTTGCCGAGGCGTCCGGAGATGTCACGGGGCTAGTCGGCAAGATCTATGTCGACTACGTCGCGATGCTCTAAGGAGGGATGAGGAACTATGGGACTCTACCCCTTCAATAAGCGCCGCGCGCAGAACATGCAGACTGACCAGGAAGGAAAGGTTAACCGCCGATCCTTCATCTCGCGCCTGATTCTCAGTGCTGCTGAGGCCGTTGCCGCCGCCGCTGCCGGCGTTCATGCTGCAGTAACGGACACCGGCTCTCAGCAGGTTGTCACCACCGGGATCACCAACCCGCCTTACCCGCGAAACATCACGGCCACGGCGGGCGGGACTGCTGGAGACATCAAGGCGATCCAGGTCACAATTGCCGGCACCAACTGCAACGATGAGGCCATCTCGGAGACGCTCCCCGCGTTTACTGAGAACACCGCCGGCATCGTTCAGGGCAATAAGTGCTTCAAGACGGTCACGAGCATCACCATCCCGGCCCACGATGGAACGGGAGCGACGACGGCGATCGGCTTTGGCGACAAATGTCAGATCCCTGACAAGCTCCCCAGCAACACCGTCCTACATGCAATGCTTGGCGGCGTTCGCGAGACCACCTTCCCGACGATCGTGGTCGATGACGACGAGATCGAGAAGAACACCTTCGACCTCAACTCAGCGCTCGACGGCTCTGCGGTCGAGCTCTTCTACATGGTCTAAACCTATGGCCGCGACTGACGATCAGATTGCCGAGCTTCGCAGGCTCGTCGCTGAACCTACTACGGACACGTATTCGGATGAGGCAATCGCGGCCTACATCGAGCGGTATCCGTGCCTTGACGAGCGTGGCCAAGAGCCTTATACGCTCGACACGTCCACGGAACCGCCCACTCAAGACGAGAACGAATCTTGGATTCCCACCTACGACATGCACGCCGCTGCGGCCGATGTGTGGGAGGAAAAAGCAGCCCTCGTCGTTGCCGACTTTGATTTCCAATCCGATGATCAAGGCTTCAAGCGGAGCCAGAAGCACGAAATGGCGATGAAGATGGTTCGGCACCATCGATCGCGCCGCCGACCAAAGACTTCCACCGCCGTGATGTGGCCGCCAAGGCGAAGCACGGACAACACGCCCTGGATCGGGAACCTTCCAGAGGTTGACGACTAAGGAGAACCACGATGGCTACAGTAAAGTTTCAGCACCCTAAGACCAAGCAGATCCACGAGATCGAGGACAATCCCAAGTTCACGGCGCCACTTACACGAGCCGGCTTTCGCCGCATGAGCCCGAAGTCGTCAGACGGGCCGGTAGCGGGACAAATCTCAGAGGCCGTTGTTGGCAACGATCTGGAACTCACCGGGATCGAGAAGCTCAAGGCGTTGATCGACGCCTTTGAGGACGGTTTGGACAGCCTCACTTTCGAGGAAGGTAGCGATGATGGCGTGGAGGCGAAGCAACTCCTTAGCGACTGTGTCCAGCCGATCTACGTCGCGCTCCAAGAGGAGGAGCCGGAACTCGATCCTGTCGTGGCCCTTGCGACAGTCGCGATCCCGACTCTGATGGTGGGACTGGAGCAGCACCTACCAAAGCGAGATCCCAGTCTTCCACCTTCAGTTGGCGACGCTGAGCCGACTGATGACCAGGTCAAGCTTGTTGAGGCACTCAAGGAACTCCTTGCAATGCCATCCTTGGCTGACTACCTGCCCGTACCTGCCGTCTCGGAATCCCCGAAGACCCCTGCAGTCACCGACGCTGAAGCCGCCACCGCAGAGGCACTAAAGTCCGCTACGGAATCTGGCCAGGGGGGCGCTGGTGATGCTTCAGAGGGACGTGATACTTCTAGTGCTACCAGTGCTCCGGCTGCTTCCGATCAGGCTAAGACCAAGAAGGCCAAGCCGGACGATAAGCCTGCGGAAGGAGGCTAGGGAGCCCCATGGCAACGTTTCGAAAGAAGAAAACCGGCGAGATCCGGATCGTCGATAACCCCAGCGCAAAGGATGTGAGCATCCTCATCGCCAAGGGTTGGCAGCGCTTGCCGGATCAGAAGCAGGCTGCGCCCTCAAAGCCATCCAAGAAGAAATAGAGATGCCGGGGCTTCTCACCACAGACGAGCTCGCTTCCATGCGAGAGACGATGGAGTCCGACTTCGATCAGACGTGCACCCGCACTCGAATCGCGGCCGGCTCCATTTCCACCTATGGCGACCAGCAGGACGGAGCGACAACGACCGCGAGCTACGCTTGCAGGGTCCGCCACGACAAGAGTCGGAACGATGCCGAGCCCGTTGTAGGCGATGCCCCGACTTCGGTCAACGACTGGCGTATCCTGTTGCCACACAACGCCGACGTCACCCCCAAGGACACCTTGACCGTCGGCTCCGATGTCTTCCAGGTCCAGGAAACAGATGAGGAGAAGAGCGATCGCCTGTGCCTGGTCGCCACATGCTCCAAGCTCACCCCCAACCCCGCTCGCAGCGCATAAACCATGGGCGGAATGAAGATACTCTTCAACCGGACCCCGGAGATCAAGAAGGCGGTCACGGTTGAAGTCGGCAAGGAAGTCCGCAAGACCACACTCTTGGTGGAAGGCGGTGCAAAGCTCAGGATCCAGACCGGGCCGAAGACTGGCAAGAGATACGGCAAACACCAAGCGTCCGCACCAGGAGAAGCACCGGCCACCGACACCGGCCACCTGGTCAACACAGTCCAAAGCCACTTTGACCACCCGCTACGAGGCACGGTAGACGTTCCGGCGGAGTATGCCACCGCCCTCGAGTTCGGTTCGGAAGATGAGACCTTGGAGGCTCGCCCGTTCCTCAAGCCTTCGGTCGATGAGCAGCAAGACGCCTTTGAAAAAGCCGTTGAAGATGCCGTTCGGCGCGGTTCGAAGAAATAACGACCTCGACTAGGGAGTCGAACCCAGCTAACCATAGCTTCCGAATCGAACGGGACAGGTTATGAACCTGGCAGACCGCTGCATTTATCGAGGTCTATGCAAGTTTACCAAGACGAAGAATGAACACTTTGCAGGCGGTAGATAGATGCATCACTGAGATCAAGGATGATGCTCAGCTCATCACACTCTGCGGAGGCCGCGTTTACCGTGTTAGCCCTCCGCAGGGTGCTATCTACCCACTCATCCGCCACAACCTTTACGGCCGTGCTAACGACCGAAACCACCTAGGCCCATTTCGCTCTTGGACCAAGGGCCAGAAGCTTGTCAAGGCGGTTACGACCGGCGACGGGTTTGACACTGCCGAGCAGATCATGACCCGGGTGGATGAACTGCTTCACCTAAAAAAGGGCACCTATGACGGCTTCAGGGTGATGCCGCTTTACCGGGTGGCGATCCTGGAGCCTTACACGGAGGTCGTTTCCGGGGTCCGGTTCAACCACTACGCATTTCTCTACGAGTTCTTCAGCTACGCGCTTTAAGAGCAATTCCCAACAGGAGATCAATCAAAAATGGCAGAACGCGCTTCAGTATTTGAAGGCATTTATCTTGGTGCCGAGAGCCTCACGGCGCCCGGCACGGCTGTGCCGGCGCTGAAGCAGATCGGCGATTTCGGCATTGAGCTTGGCCCGCAGATCCCGGTCGACGAAGTTGTTCCTTATGGATCAAAGGTCGCAACCGGCGTCGTTGTTCGCAAGGAGTGGACCGATGGCGAACTGAATGGATCGCCTGGATTCCTCAGTCTCCCCTACGTATTCAGCTCCACTGTCTGCAAGCCGGTGATCACCACCCCAGGCGGCGCCACGGATACCCGGCGGTGGACGTTCACGCCCAAGGCAAGAAGGCCGGACAAGCTCCAGACCTACACCATGCAAAAAGGTGGGGACGCTGGCGTTTCTGAGGCCGTTAATGTTTTCCTGCAAGGCTTCCAGATTAGCCTCAGCAATGAAGGCTCAACTCTGGGCGGCTCGGTCATGGGCCAGCAGCTCGACGAAACCGATGTTGTTCTCTCGGGAAACGAAATCCAACTCATCGACATGGACGGCGCGACCGGTGGTTCTTTCACCGCAACGCTAGGGGCGGCTACTCCGGTCACCATTAACTGGGACGACACGGCGACAGAGGCCCAAACGGCTCTTGAGTCCCTGTCGACGGTGGGTACCGATAACGTTAGGGTCACCAAGCCTGCATCTGACCAGTTCAGGATCGAATTCAAGAACGACCTTGGCCAGCAGAACGTTGCCACTCTGACGTGCAACTTTGCGGGACTCACTGGATCTGGCGGCGGTGCAGCGATCTCGGTGGTAACGGCCGGTGTGGCTCCCACAATTCTCGACTGCATTCCGATCAGCCCGAGATACCCTGATCTTTACATCGGCGATAGCATTGCCGGACTCGAGCAGCTTGATCGAGCAGACATGGTGGAATTCGGGATTGGCGAGCGCCAAACCCCGTACTTCACTCTCGACAGTCGCGAGCAGAGTTTCTCGGCCTCAGTTGAGAAGAAACCCCAATTCTCCATCAACTTCCGGCTGATGCATAACTCGGTCTCTTTGGCGCTGCTCGATGAGCTTCGCGCCGGCCAAACGAAGATCTTCCGGATCCTCATTGAGCAGGATGAGATCGAGTCTGGCTTCCCCTACCGACTCCAGATCACCATGGGTTGCAAGATGGCGAACCCGGTTCGCGGGGACAACAACGACGTCTACTCCAACACCATGGAGCTCATCCCCGTACCCACATCCGAACTCTCAGGCAACTATCTTGAGATCGTTCTGGACACGACTAACACCGCCCTTTAAGGAGGCTTATGGCACTTAGATCAAACACGGTCCGAGAGAGGATCGAGACCGTCAAGGTTAACGTCTTCGGCGAAGAGCTGAACCTTGGCGTAAGGCTTGGGGTCCTGACCAAGGACTACATTCGCCAGGTAGACATGATCGGGGAGGGACTCACCCCTGAATTCATCGACACTGAGGGACTCAGCGATGAGCAAGCCGAGGAGCGGCAAAAAGAAGCTGATGCCCGAATGGAGGCCAAGGTCGCCGAGGCAAAGGCGGAGATGGATCAGCACCTCTCCACGGTGATCGCCACGTGGGATTACATCAACGACGACACAGGCGAACCGTTCCCGATTACCTACGAGACTTTTGAAGTGCACGTGCCGGGTGTTCTTTCAAACGCTATTTGGCAAGCCATCCGAGAGGCACAAGAGGTCCCAAAAGCATCCTCGACGGGCTCTTCTCGGCGCTCGTAATTGGCAAAGGGATCGTCCCCGATCGCTACATCGACTATAAGGTCGCTCAAGCGATCGGAGTCCCCTTCCCACAAATAGACCAAGTCCCCCGCGACTTCTACAACATGGGTCTCGCCTTCCTTGAGACCGAAAACAAAGCCGAGAAACGGATAGCCGATCTCGCCGCCATGCGCAACAAGCGCAACTCCCGATCATGACCACCGCCGCCAAGCTGCAAGCCGTAATTGAAGCGCAGACCAAGCACTTCGACAAGCGGATGGATGAAGTCGACGCCAGGCTTGATGTTCTGGCGGTTGAAGGCTCCAAGAAGGTTGAGACGTTCGAGAAGCGGACTAAGGCTTCGTTCGATCGGACTGGCAAGGCACTGAAGAGCTTTGCCGCAAACATGACGATCGGACTCTCCCTTCCTCTCACTGCGCTTGGCAAGACCACATTCGACGCGGCGATTCAGATGGACGGGTTAAAGCGGACCCTCCAAACGATCATGGGCGACTCCAGGGCCGCCGCCATCGAGTTTGACAAGCTATCCAGGGCAGCCAAGTTGCCGGGCCTGGATCTTAGGCAGGCAATACAAGGCTCAGCCAACCTCCAATCGATCGGTTTCTCCGCCGATGACGCACGCCGATCACTGGTCCAAGTGGCCAATGAACTCGCCAAATTTGGTGGTGGCAAGGAGGAGTTCAGTCGGATGGTCGTCAACCTGACGCAGGTGAGCGGCGCTGCAATGCTCGCGGGTGACGAGCTCCGTGAGATGTCTGCCATCGTTCCGACCCTTCGCAAAGCATTGGTCGAGATGTACGGTACCGCAGACACCAAGAAGATCAAAGAACTCGGGATCAGCGGAAAGCAGTTCATCCAGGACTGGACCAACTGGCTTGCCAAGCAGACGAGGGCGTCCGCTGATTCCATGAAGAATATGGTGGACAACTTCGAGCAGGAGCTTTTTGAGATGAAGGCTCAACTCGGAGAAGCTCTAATTCCGGTTGCGAGGGAGATCCTTCCTCAGATAATCAAAGGTGTCAAAGACCTGGTCACCTGGTTCAAGAATCTGGCCCCCGAGACTCAAACCCTAGTAGTTAAGATGGGTTTGCTCGCTGTTGCTCTGGGACCAGTGTCAGGGGTGCTCTCAGGCCTCGTTGGCATTCTGCGAGTAGGCGGGAGCGTTATCACCTGGTACCGAAGCCTCTCGGTGGCAACGGATAGCGCGACGGCGGCTCAACTGAGGCTTAATGCAGCGATGCTGAAGGGTATCGGATTCGCCGGCAAGGCGGCGGGCCTGGCTGGTGTTGCGCTGTCACTTGGCGGAACAGACGACTACCAGGCTGCAAATTCACGGAGGTTCCAAAGTTGGCTAAAGGACACGACAGAGGGCAAGGAACTAGCCGATCTGGTCCGTAAGGGAGGCCCCTCCGCACTCATGGAGAAGTACCTCAAGGAGTACGCCCAATACGGATCTAAAGCCAAGATGGCAGCAGCTGACTCCGTGAAGAAGGTGCTTCCGGACATTTATTCGGCCTTCCCAGACATCAAGAAGAAGTGGACCAAAACGGTGTCTGGAAAGCCTCTTGAACTTCAATTGTTAGACACGGTGGACTGGATGCGTGGAATGATCACAAGCCAGGGCGTTGTAAACGGATCATCGAAGTTAAACGGGGGGAATGTGCCATTCAAGGTCGATCCTTCCGCGATCTCAAGCCCCGGTGTCGCATTTGGTGAGAACATCGGGGGAAACATCTCAAAGCTGGTTGACTGGGAGGGATTAGCTGCCTTCGTGGAGCCGGCAACCGCAGCCCTGAACAAATTTAAAGAGGGGCTGAAGCAGGTCGCAGTGGAGCGCGCAAAACTGCTCGACCCGCGGACTGAGGTTGCCGACTTCTTCCAAATGGATCTTGGCGAGTTCAAACTATTGGATGAAGAGACTCAGAAGCTTGCTCGCGGCCGCTTTGAGGTTGAACGATGGGCTAAGGCAATCCCCGACCTGTTTAATTACCTTAATGGCCTAGGCGACACTGCTCAGTCGGCATTCGACCAGGCGGCGGATGCTCAGAAGCGTTGGGCGGAGAACGGAATCGCCGCTTTCAAGGCTTGGTTTCAATCGCTGCAGGATATCAAATCGGCTGGGCTTGCCAAGGAACTCCAGCATGCTGTCGATGCAGCCAGTGAGCAGATCGACAAGTTTGGATCCGATGAGATCGTAACCAAAGCTCAGCGGATGAAGGATCTCTGGCTCGACGTAGCTGATGGCATCGGTGGCGCTTTTGCGAACGCCTTTCGTGATCTGGATCAGGGCTTCGATAACTTCTTCAGCAACGTGGTCGAGGGCGTCAACGACATGATCCTCGACATCTCCGCTCAGATCATCAAGGCCCAACTTACCAAGCTGATAGTCGGCGCCTTTGGTCTTGGAAGTATCGCCGGCAAAGCATCCGGCGGCCCCGTCAGTGGTGGCACCCCTTACGTAGTCGGCGAGAAGGGCCCTGAGCTATTCATTCCAAAGAGTAGCGGGCACATCGTTCCGAACCACAAGATGGGCGGTGGCACCACCATCGTGATGAACATCACCACCCCTGATGCAGGCAGCTTCCGGCGATCACAGAACCAGATCATGCAGGACGCTTATCGGCGGGCTGCTTTATTGGATCAGCAAGGTTGACCCATAATGGAGCCCATGAGGCGGTTGTGGCTCCTCCTTCTGATTATGATCCTCGGGTGCGGAAGTGATGCCCCGCCCGCACCTCCCGAGCTGAAAGGGGATCGATATTGGGCTTGGAGTAATGCAAAGATCTATGTCGAGAACGCCGTAGGCGCTGTCGGATCGCCAACCTTCGTCCAAGACCACCAAGTGAAGATCGAGGATCTGACTAACCACGAATGGCGACTAACCGGTTGGGTTAAGTACTCGGACAAACACGAAAAGCGGGTAAGGCGGGAGTTTGTGATCACCCTTCGAAAGGTGGGCGATATCAGTTTCGATCTCGTGAAGCTCACGTTTAAGTAGGCTCAGTAACCCGAGTTCCGCATTTGTCGTTCGATGTCTTCCTGGGCTTTCCGCATGTCCTCTTGAACCCCCTGCTCAATCCTGCTCTTGAATGCATCATCCGACTCCAAAAGCCCCTCTTTCTGAAGCGCTTTGACAGCCAAAGGCCACTGCGTTTTTGCCTGCAGAAATGGCATACCGGTGATTGCGTCCAAAGAGACAAAGGTCTCCGAGAAGGTGAAGTGCACCTTCGGAACCAGCTTTGTGCCCATAGATGACGAGACCACATGGTGTGAGCCAAAAACGTAGACTCCGATCACGGCAAGGATCGCCAGTAGCCATAGCAAGAAGCGCCGATCCTTGGACGGCGAGGGGCCTGGCATCGAGACGGGCGGGTTGCTCATCGCTACTCCTTGGTGAATTCAACTTCGTAGACGACGGTAGCGCCGCCGCCATTTTGAGTGACCGAGACGTTTCCGCTGAGTCCGCCGGAGGTCTCCACCAGTGAACCAGAGTAGTTGAACACCAGGTTTCCAGGGTAGGTGAACTTGCCGGAGATATCTCCATCAGTCGCCATTAGCCCGGTGACGCTCCCGGCGCCGTGAGACGGGTGGTCGATGAAACCGGTGATTTCAGAGTCAGAGGACACCACCACATCGAGGTTGCCTTGAGTGACCGCAATCGGATCCTCCCAAGTCCCATCGTAGCTTCCCGCAAAGGGTGAGTCGGTTCCAAAGCGTGTGTGTCCAGCTCCTCCACACCCAGCAACAAAGATCGCAAGACCGCAAATAAGCCAAGTCAGCTTCATGACCTAAGGATTCTAACAGATGGCTTTTGATGAAGTAAGACTGCCGGACGATATCTCGCAGGCTTCACAGGGCGGTCCAGC